CAAAACTTGAAGTGCCCGTGCCGTTCACGGCCGCATTGCCGACCGTGACGACATCGCCAAAATTGGTGATGATCGGCATTACATTTTACAGAGAGTTTTTTCCGGCCTAACGGGCCCGTAGGGCCCCTTTGTTCAAAACTCCCTGTGAACTCCGGGGCGTCAGGTGCCACGCACTCCTCTGGTTCCCTGGATCTAAAAAGATTCAAATGAGTTTTTTTAAAAAGAATCATTTGAATGTTTTGGTCTCAGACTCGTAGCTGGCTTATTTGAATGTTTTTTGGTCTCTTGACCCGCGCGTCCCAAGTGTTCAGAGGGGCCGCAAAGTCACGTAGGAACCCGTGTACCCTTCGGCCGTGACGTTTGTATAGGCCGTCCTGTGGATATTCTCACCGGTCTTCTGCATGGCTTCGAAATCCACATAGTAATATTTAGTTGTGGAATCCACGTAGAACGGGATCTGGATAGGCACTGACGGGTCCTGTCCCACGCTTATGCGGTAGCAGTAGAGCCAGACGCCCGGATCGGCCACGTTCGAGTGGACGTCTGACGTGTTGGAGCTCAGAGCGACCGTCTTGATGTTGTGGTCCGAGCACAGAACTATGGTGAATTGGTAGGGCCCAGTCTGACCGAAGCGGAAGCCGCCGTTGGCCGTCGGCCCCGTGATCAAGGGGTTGGACCCGTAGGTGGTCCACGACGCCACGGGGTTCGGGCCGAAGAGGGTGAAGAGGTTGGAGGTGATCGAGCCCGCGATGTTGCCGGTCCAGTTGCCGGTAGAATTGAGGGTGTAACTCGCGTTCAGATTCATGAAGAGGCCGGACGAGACGGGGATGACGCCCGCCGTCGCCACGCTAGCGACGTTGAGGGTCTGAAGGTTCGAGGTGCCCGAGACGGTCAGGGAAGTCAAGGTTCCCACAGAAGTGATGTTGGTCTGAGCCGCCTGGAGCTGAGAAGCAGCGAGCGCCCCGAACGTGACGTTGCTCGCGTTGATGTTGCTGATGGTATTCCCACCCCCTATGAAGAAGGGAGCCGTGACGTTCCCGGTCGCGTAGAGTCCGGTCAACGTGCCGACCTGTGTGATGTTGGGCTGGAGGGGCTGAGAGACGACGAGGGCCGTGTTGGCCGACGCGACGTTACCCACGAGAGCCGCGCTCTGAACATTACTCAGTGCGTTACCCTGACCAGCGAAGAAGGAGGCCGTGACGTTCCCGGTCGAGTACAGGCCCACGAGGGTCCCGACCTGTGTGATATTGGGCTGGAGGGGCTGCGAGACCACAAGGGCCACGTTTGCCCGTGCGACGTTGCCGGTGATTGAGGCTGCGGTCAAATTGGCGATGCCCGAGCCGTTTGTAGAGCTGAGAAGGCCGTTCACGGTCAGGCCGGTCAGGGTCCCGAGACTCGTGACGTTGGGCTGGGCCGGGGTGGCCAGGGACCCCCACACGGCCGTGAGGTTCGAAACTCCCGTGACGTTCAGCCCGGAGACGGCGTTCACGTACGGGATAGTGAAAGTATCGAACAAGAAACCTGCGTAGGACGAGTTGGCCAGGAACGATCCAGCCACCTCGAGATTCACGGTGTTCGAAGTTCCGGCCACGTTGAGAAACGCCAGGGTCCCCAGACTCGTGACGTTGGGCTGGGCGTTCTGTGACACCACGAGTGCCACGTTGGCCTGGGCCACATTGCCCACGAAGCTAGCACTCTGGATATTTGTGAGCGCGTTGCCCTGGCCCGCAAAGAAGGAGGCCGTGACGTTCCCGGTCGCGTAGAGTCCCGTCAACGTGCCGACCTGTGTGATGTTGGGCTGGAGGGGCTGCGAGACGACCAGAGCGACATTCGCGTCGGCCACATTGCCCACAAGTACGGAGCTCTGGATATTTGTGAGGCCGTTGCCCTGTCCGGCAAAGTACGAGGCCACGATGTTGCCCGTCGAGTACAGACCCGTGAGGGTGCCCAACTGTGTGATGTTGGGCTGGAGGGGCTGCGAGACGACCAGAGCGACATTCGCGTTGGCCACATTGCCCACAAGTACGGAGCTCTGGATATTTGTGAGGCCGTTGCCCTGACCAGCAAAGTACGAGGCCGTGACGTTGCCGGTCGAGTACAGACCCGTGAGGGTGCCGACCTGTGTGATGTTTGGCTGCAAGGGCTGCGAGACAACCAGAGCGACATTGGCACGGGCCACATTGCCCACAAGTACGGAGCTCTGGACGTTTGTGAGGCCGTTGCCCTGACCGGCAAAGTACGAGGCCGTGATGTTCCCCGTGGCGTAGATGCCCACGAGGGTCCCGACCTGCGTGATGTTGGGCTGGAGGGGTTGCGAGACCACGAGGGCCACGTTCGCCTGGGCCACATTGCCCGTGATTGCAGCGGCGGTCAAGTTCGCGATCCCGGAGCCGTTGGAGGCGGTGAGGAGACCCTGTACGGTCAGCCCGGTCAGGGTACCCAGACTCGTGACGTTGGGCTGGGCCGCCGTCACCAAAGAACCGGCCAGGGTCAGGACGTTTGCGGTGGTCGAGACGTTAAGAGTCGTGCATGCGACGAAAGGCACGGTCAATGTGTCAAAGTTGAACACGGTGTTGGTCGCGTTTGAAGTGAACCCGGCCGTGAAGATGTTGGTCGTGGTGACGGCATTGGCCGCGTAGATGTTTCCGGACACGTTGAGACTCGTGAGGGTCCCGACGGACGTGATGTTCGGTTGGGCCGGCTGGCTCACGACCAGCGCCACGTTGGCCGATGCCACGTTCCCCACAAGTACGGAACTCTGGATGTTGCTCAGGGCGTTGCCCTGGCCAGCAAAGAATGAGGCCGTGACGTTTCCACTTGAAAAAAGACCGGTGAGGGTCCCGACCTGTGTGATGTTTGGCTGGAGGGGCTGACTGACGACCAGCGCCACGTTGGCCGATGCGACGTTCCCCACAAGTACGGAACTCTGGATGTTTGTGATGCCGTTACCCTGACCAGCAAAGAAGGAGGCGGTGACGTTGCCGGTCGAGTAAAGACCTGTGAGGGTCCCGACCTGCGTGATGTTTGGCTGGAGGGGTTGCGAGACGACCAGAGCGACATTCGCGTTGGCCACATTGCCCACAAGTACGGAGCTCTGAATATTACTAAGGGCGTTACCCTGACCAGCAAAGAAGGAGGCCGACACGTTGCCGGTCGAGTAAAGACCTGTGAGGGTCCCGACCTGTGTGATATTGGATTGGAGGGGTTGCGAGACGACCAGAGCGACATTCGCCGATGCGACGTTCCCCACGAGAACAGAGCTGATGACGTTTGTGATGCCGTTGCCCTGACCAGCAAAGAAGGAGGCCGTCACGTTTCCACTTGAAAAAAGACCCACGAGGGTCCCGACCTGTGTGATGTTTGGCTGGAGGGGCTGCGAGACAACGAGCGCCACATTCGCGTTCGCCACGTTCCCCACGAGAGCCGCGCTCTGAATATTACTAAGGGCGTTACCCTGGCCCGCAAAGAAGGAGGCGGTGACGTTGCCCGACGAGTAAAGGCCCACGAGGGTGCCCACTTGGGTCACGTTGGGCTGGAAAGGCTGGGAGACAACGAGGGCCACGTTCGCCTGAGCGACATTCCCCACGATATTGCTCGCTTGGAGAGCGCTTAGGGAGGCGCCATTTGCAGTGACGTTCGATACGACTATAGAATCGGGCAAATCTCCACTCACGAGGGAACGGAAGGAGGGCGGGCCGGGCGCGCTGACGGTCGGACCTGCAAAGACCCAGTTGTTTGTGGTCGAGGCGGTCCCAGTGCCGCCCGAGGACACGGGCAAGGGCGAGCCAAGTGCCAAGGTGTCGACTATTGCGCCACCCACGACGGTCAGGGACGCCCCCGGACTCGCCCCGGTGTGTATCGCCACGTTGCCCTCGGGGTCTATGACCATGGCCAGGGTCTGAAAGTCCCAAAATTCGGCGACGTTATACACGTGACCCGGTCCGCCGCCCTCGTACTGCGTGACCTTGAGGGCGGTCGACGTACCCGAGTTGTTGATGCTCAGAGAGTTGGTCGTCTGTGTGTTGGTCGCCGTGATTGTGAAGTTGCCCGTGACTATGAGATTAGTGGCCGTGACATTTCCGAAATTATGGAACCCGGCCGGGGCGAAGAGGTTTCCCAAGAGGGTCGTGTCCCCCCTGACCACGAGGGAATCGGTCGACGTGCTCGTGAACACGTTGAGGGCCCCAGCTACGTTGGAGTATCCCATCTAGTAAAAGACGGAGAAAAGAAAACATTGATTTCTTTTAGGAATGAGCTACGCGAATAGCGGCTCGGGCATAACGACCAAGCACGTGAAATCACCTATACAACCAGGCTACATATACGAGCCTTATAACAATTATACCGTGATAGGCAACCCTGACGTCAAGGTCTTGAATTCATCAAATCCCGATCCTAGAATATATGTAGACCCTGCTGGATCACCGTACGCTCAATGGTCGGCGGATCCCACTTTACTAACAAAATGGGACAGTATGCCATTCAAATACTACATATTACTCGGTACAGTCTTTATTGGCACGGCAACAGATGGTCTACAATTTCCGGTATATGTACCGACGACGAGCACATACGACATTCAGGTCCTCGTGTATGGTGCGGGGGGGAACACGGACTCGAGTTTTATTGGCATGGATGGACAAGCAGGTGTTCAATTTGGCACGACGAGTCTGGTTTGGCGAACTGGTCTGGCGGCCAAAAGTTTGACGGCGGGAAATCACACACTTGAACTTTATATGAGAGAGCCGATGGGAATAGGTGGTATTCGTATAGTCCCCACGAGTGGAACCGCTCCTACTCTCACCGCGTTTAGACAGAACTTTAGCGGGGCTCCTGTATTATCTAGAATTTCTGGCGGCACCGCAGTCGGTGCTTTCTCACTACGAGCGGTCAGCGGGACGACGGTCAAGGCGGTCCAAGTCAGGCGCCAGAGCGACAACGCGACGCAGGACTTTTGGGCCGACCGTCTCGGCAACCTCTTGACGGCTCCGGTGAGCGGTCAGACCCTCCAGAATTGGCTCGGTGGATCCTCTGGAAACGTCGTGACGTGGTACGATCAGTCGAGCAACGGGCGCAACGCCACAGGAACACAGTCTACTATCAGACCCACATCGAACGTGAATCAGCAATGGGCAATCAACCCGACAAACGGCGGCCTCTCCGTGACTGGCGGGCCGTTCTTGAACGGTACGGACTTTACCATCGTCTGCACGACGAAGCGTCTAGGGACACAGGGCAACGACGGTGTCTACGGGTACGGTGCCAACACCTCATGGGTCGCACAGGCGTCCGTCCCCACGACATACGGAAACGACACACGCTTCGCCCTCGTCATGCCCAATGCAGGTTCGACGGACGTGAGATTCAATGATTCATCTTTTTCGGCTGCATTCTCGTCGAACGCGAACGTCCTTCCGTCATCATTCGTCGCGGCGACCGAGCCCGTGGTCTACACGGCCGTGACGCTCACCGGGTCCCAACAACGCATGTACATAAACGGAACGGCGAACGGTCTGCCCATCTCGACGCTGACACAACTCACAGCGAACGCGTCGACGGGTTTTACGATCGGAACCGTGAATTACTACGGAAACTTTCTAGGAGAAATAGGTGAGCTCATCATCTTCAACACGGCCTTAAGCGCCGCAGACATTTCAACACTTTATTCTGCTCGGTAAAATTAGATGTTCACGGGGGCTGGACTCGCGCAGTTCCTCATGTCAGGGGGCGCGGGCCAGGCGCAATTTTACACGCTCCCCCTGCCGGGTGCGACGATCGTAAGTGGGGCGGGCGCCGCTGTCATGTCGAACGTCGGCATGACGGCCCTTGTGTCCGTCTATCAAGATGACGTGGCCAATCCATGGAACCTGCCCATGGACTTTTACTTTTTAGGAACAAATTACGGAAAGAATCTGAATGGCGGAATGGGATGGTGTTCCAATTTCGTCATTAGTTTTTCACTTTCAGGAAACGATATCAACTGGCCGACCACAAAGCCGGGCGTCCTGCTCGGCAACTCTGACCGAGCCACAAACACGTTCCACTATTCGGCCCTCCAGACATCCGGATCGGTCCAGTACGTGAATTGCGTTCTCCAGGGGCAGAACGCCTTCAACGACAACGTGGCCTACGCCGTCAAGTACCAGTACAGGCTCATCCGTGACCCACAGTACCAGTACATCGAGATCAGAGCCGCTGCAGCCCCCTCGACACAGGGCACGTGGCGCGCGGTATCCGGTCCCCCCGGTGGGAACGTCATCCTCGCCACGGGTGCGTACGTGGGGACGGGACTGAGCGGCGTGTGGCGCAGCACAGCCACAGGCGCCAACTGGACGTGGTTCGCGAATAGTTACGTCACGTTCTAAAACTCGCAGTCCACAGAAACCTTCCACTGACCGTAGGCGTCGCCGGTCGACGTGAGTGGGACCAAGTATCTGACCGAGCTTCCGTCAAAATTTGAATTGTCAAAATTTAGAGTTCCCACATTTGACGTTTCAAGGTTGGACAGGACAGTCAGAACGGGCGTTACGGTTCTTTTTTTAGTATTCAAGTAGGCCGAACCGCGGAAGTACGCCCCGTTGGTGTTATAGCCGCCGACGCGCACTATGGCCGTTTCATAGTACCTCTGACACTCCTCCATCGCGTAATTATAGTGCTTGCGCTCGTACTGAGTCGCGGTGGGTCCCAGCTCGACCTGAATTCCAGTCAGGTACATGTACGAGTTGAGCCCCCCTGCAAAGTTTGCGGTTCCGCCAGAGGGCCCCGTGAAGTTTCCAGCGGCCCACGCACCCGGAGCCGCCTGAAAACCCGTCCCGTTCCAGAGCTCTATACCAAACTCCACGCCGTCCGTCTGACCCGTGAGCCACTGACCGGTCGTGTCACCCGGAACCGTCACGGTCTTGTACTCCCACGTGGCGGCCGAAGACACGCTGAACGTGAATGGGTAGCTCCGCGAGTAGTTGCCGGCCGTCGTCCCCGCGTTGCGAACAAAGCCGCCCATGGTGCCGGTCAGGGAACTCATGACCCAGAAGCCGAGGGTCACAGCTCTGGCCCCGGCCGCCCCCCACTGCCAATCGATCGTGTTGGCCCCCTCGATAACCTGACTCAAAAAGAAGTAGTCGCTCGGGTTGACTGTTGCGGTTGTGGTCACCTTCATCCCGTAATAAGACGCAAAGCCAGCAGGGGCCGTGACGCCCCCGAGGTTCTGGCCAACCTGACAGCGCCCCGAACCGACGATGTTCACCTTCCAACGGTCTATGGGACGTGAAGGGTCGGTGCTGGGCGTGCTGCTCGCCCCGGAATTTCTCTGATCGATCAAGAAATCTCCGTTGATAATTCTGTTTCTGAAAGAGATTGGATTGGTGGTGCTGAGGGTCGTGAATGCTCCAGTACCGACTGGGTACGTCAGGTCTGGAAACGGGTTGCCCGAGCGTGAGAAGCTCATCCTATTAGATTCTGACAGATTTTATAGCATCTTCAAAAAGTTTTTTAATGTTTGGAAACCCCCGGTACTCGTTCAGGGTGGCGAGGAGCCCGAGGCGTATGTCCTCGAGGTTCTGATTCTCCTGATCGAGCAACGATAAGATGTAGACTTGGTTCTCTAGACTCGGCATCTTTACCTTATCATACCTAAAAATTCACGACCAATTTTCGAGCCGACGCAGAAGCTGGATGAAAAAGCTGATCCAGTCCGTTTACAAAAGTTCTTGCCAACTCAAGAGAACCTGAGCGTCGACGGTTCCCTGATTAGAATTATTGAAAAAGGCCAAAGTGAATATGTCACTCGTGCCAGTGAACGAGTCGCGTCCTATTTGAGAAAAGTACTGACCGAGCTCGAAAACGACAACACTCGATGCACTGGCCGCTCCGGCGGATACTATACCCGACGCCACCTGTTGACATGTCGTCGGTGTGAATGCCGTTGCAGACTTGTCCACGAGAATACTCGTGCTCGGCGGCGCCGCCAAGAAATTCTCACCCGTCAGGTTGGCCGCCGTCACATTGCTCCACAGAGCCCACTGAACCACATCACCCGCGGACGTGATTACCGCCTCGATTTGGCGGACGGCGCACACAGAATCGAGGCGTCCTGGAGCCAACTCGAGAGACACGACGGGAACCCACGTCCCGGCGCCCACGGTCGCACTGAACGTCGCCAGGTTCGAATACAACGTGAGGGGCGCGTTTGACCCACCCTCAGATATGATCGTCGAGCAAATCTGTGCAAGGTTTGACGTTGCGGGTGCGCCGGCGCCCACCGTCTGAATCTCGTACCTGACGGGAAGACACGCGGTCGTTATGTAAGCTGTTTTAATAAGATTTGCGTGGTGGAAGGTATGAGCCGTTATGAAGATGCCCCCGATGATGAAACCCATGCGAACCGAGCCGACGCCGAGCCACTCCATGTCGATCCAAAGAATCTGGGACTTTGTGATGTCGAGGGTCAGACCCGACGGGCCAGAACCGAGTAAATTGTCGCCGTTCCAGTTGGCCTGAGCCACGTTTGAATACGTGACGGTTCCGGTGATGTTCGAGCGCTCAACGAATTCCACACCATTGGAAAGTTCTAGATAGAATCCGTTATCGGTTCCGAAATAGCCGACGCGCTGACGGGTATTGCCGGGTGACGCCACGCCCATTGTAAACGTCATCATCGTGAGCAAGGACTTACCCGGTTGGTACTTGAAAGTATAGGCCGTCTCTCGGGCGGCGAACGACCCGACCGTACTGGTCACCGTCAAGTTGGCTGAACTTTGGGTCGGGATGAACGTCACGGAGCCGCCCGATGCGACGTTCGACCGGAAGGAGGCGTCGAGGCCAAATCTCTGTTGAGAATCAAAGAGCGTGAATGGGTTGCACACGCGTAGACGGCCAAATGCATCGAGTTGGGGCGTGGCCTTGAGGGTCACGTCAGAATTGATGGTGTAGCCCATTACTAAAACCTCAGATTAAACTCCAACGAGTCCCTGTCCAGAGTGCGGTCAGTGATATGTTGTTCAGAGACATGCCGACGTTCGAGTTGCCGTCTATCAGGTCCGACCCAGAAGCCTGTAGGAGAACGGAGGTCACGGACGCGTTCCCCGCCTCATCCTTGACGACGTACGACTTGCCTGCCGGGACGGAAGATCCGAGAGGAAGAGTAACCTTGCGAGCTCCATTGACTCCTATATAGTAATCCGTTGGTCCGGCTGTGTAATTGCTTGTGAGCCCCGATACGACTGAATAAATTGTCGCCCCAAAAACGTTCCCGTAGATGTTGCCCGTGACACGCAAATCTCCGGTCACGTCCAGCTTGTACTGCGGGTTGCCAGCCCCCACTCCAACAGAATTTGTAAAATAAATATTTGATCCCGAGTTGATCCACTGCGAAGGAGGTGTGCCACCCGGCCCCCCCGAGGCAAGGCCGCCACCTTGGAGAGGCGTGATGGTCAGATACGTCCCGCCTGTGCCGGTCGCAGTCGCCTTGAGGGCCCCTCCATCCACACACCAGATGTCCAGATAGTAGTACTGTGAGGCGTCGGTTACATCCAGTGGAATCTCTATGAGTTCCGTGGGGTTCTGAGTTATGAATGTAGTGTAGCGGTACTGGTACGCCTGGTCCGTCCCGTGGATGTCCGCCACGTTCGAGCCGACTCCCAACCCCGTGATATTGTCGGTCGACCCCTGGAACACGGCACTGAGCTTGTAGGCGCCCGCCTTGTTGAACTTGAAGTTGCCGTTGGCCGTCACTGTGATGAGGGTGCTCGTGCCGGTGATCATCCAGCCGTTGCTCAGGCCAACGCTCAGAGGGTATGTCGTCCCGTAGAGGGCGCCCGTGTAAGATGGCTGAAGCGCTATATCCGTTGGCAATGAGAAGTAGTAACCACCGCCCTCACCCAAAGGAACGCCCAGGGCCGAAAAGACGTTGCCAGAGACCACGAGGTTCCCGGTCACGTAGGTGTTGCCGAGCGTCACGGGTACGATATTTCCCGAGACTGAAAAGTTGTTATTGACGGTGAGATTCGCGACTGAAGTTATGTTCGGCTGATAGGCCTGAGACACTACCAGAGCGACGTTCGCGTTGGCCACATTGCCCGTGATGGCCGCGGCCGTGAGGTTCGCAATTCCCGATCCGTTCGACGCGCTCAGGAGCCCGTTCACGGTGAGGCCTGTTAGGGTCCCGACGGAAGTGATATTAGGCTGAAAGGGTTGACTCACGACCAAGGCGACATTGGCATTCGCCACATTGCCCGTGATGGCCGCGGCCGTGAGGTTCGCAATTCCCGATCCGTTCGAAGCCGTGAGCAAGCCCTGCACGTTCAGTCCCGTGAGGGTCCCGAGCGACGTCACGTTGGGTTGGGCCGGCTGCGAGACGACCATGGCCACGTTCGCCTGGGCCACGTTGCCCGTGATGGCCGCTGCGGTCAAATTCGCAATCCCAGAGCCGTTCGACGCGCTCAGGAGTCCGTTGACCGTGAGCCCAGTGAGCGTTCCTAGGGAGGTCACGTTGGGCTGAGCCGGCTGCGAGACGACCAGGGCCACGTTCGCCTGAGCCACGTTGCCCGTGATGGCCGCTGCGGTCAGGTTCGCAATCCCAGAGCCGTTCGACGCGCTCAGGAGTCCGTTGACCGTGAGCCCAGTGAGCGTTCCTAGGGAGGTCACGTTGGGCTGAGCCGGCTGCGAG